AAGATAAACTCAAAAAGCGTGGCTATAGTTCCCCAGATCGGGCCGAAGCGGTCATGCTTGCCTGCGCCCCCCTCAACACCATGGATATGTGGGGAGGTGGACCTGCGGAAGTTGTGCGTGAGCCAGTAGCCACCATCATTGCACGGGATGGGGTGTATTGGCCTGAGAATAATGCGAATATCTTTTAAGGAGAACACACCATGATAAACCAGACACAACCCCGTTGGGAAAAATTAGTGAAGCATTTGGAGAGTATGCCCAAGAAGGATTTTAATATTGGCAATCTTTGGCAGTGTGTCATTGGGCAAAGTAGGCAGATATTTCCAAATCTTTTTGGACTGAATGGTACGAGTTAGACCATAGTTAACATCATCTTTTACGGAGGACCAGCACATGAGGATTCTGAGTGTTTATGAGGCAATTCGATTAGGCGGGATGGCCGCGCCAAAATCTGTTGACAAGTTTTGGAATAAAGAGACTGGTGGGGTGTGCATTCAAGGGGCGTATCATAATTCCCTTCAAAGGCATGGACCTCATCCACAATTCCTTGTACCAGTTGCCCAGAGGTGCAGGTTTTATACACTTTCAATGGTTCGATCACTCCCCCATTCCGTACAGCAATCACGGCTTCATCATTACCTAACCGCGCAGGATCTACCCCTAATTGCAACCCCACCATATCGGATAACGGTGCCTCCCGATCCATGGCCGCTTTCACCATGGCCCAGGGGATGGCCGTATCATCAGCTCCCGATAAAGGAAATTGCCCAAAACACCTGGCCACCACAAAGGAGCTGTCTAAGCCATACTCCTCAATCCATTTTTGCATTTGTTGTTTATTTGTAAATGACGAATCGGTATAAGCCACATGTCGCCTGTGCCAGCCCTTATACACATCATCATGAAACAAGTCATAAAAAAACCCTGATCGGCGTAACGCATTCCCTACCACCCCAAGATAGGAATTATGCGTAGCACAACAGGACATGGCCGCTTCAAAATTGGGATCTTCTACACCTGAGGCTTCTGTAATCAGGACCAGGGTATACAATCCCCGAATCCCTTGAATCCCTTCAGCCTGGGCATCTCCCCCACCTGCACTAAAGCGTTTTGAGGCCGTCTTGGCTACGAGAAACCATTCTTCAGGGGCCAGACGATTACGGATATGCGTTTTCTCCCACTTGAGAATGGTGGGCAAGATGGGGCTATGGTACATCAACTTATGGACTTCGGCCCACACGACATCGAATATTTGGTCACGATTCGGGCCGGTGACTTGGCCTTTCAGCATGGGCCTCATACTCAACATGAATAAGCCAAACAAGGACGAGATGAAGTCTTTCCCACTCCCATTGCAACCAGAAATCACAGAGAACGTGCCCGATTCCATTTGCTCTAGATATTCCACTTGCCATGAGTCCAATTCATATTTGCAGATATCCTTAGCCCACTTGGCGGGGTTATGGAAATAAGGCTTCATGGTTTCGACATAATTATCAATAGCAGTTTTATTCACAGGCATGGTGAGTATCGCTCCTGGATAAATCTCATATGACGCACAATGCGTCAGAAGTATACCAATTCAGGCTGTCACGACCATCTTTCTCACTACATTTCTGCATCATATGACGCAAGTATGCAGAAATGCTCCAAAAATAGCCAATTATCATGAATATGTGTGTTTTTCTCATTTATGTGTAGAACTTAACAGGCTTGAGAACTGTTTCCCTCTCCAAATCATCACCTATTGAAAATACAGGCTTTTATGTTTTTATCCACAAGAAAATGTATATTGTTTAATGATTGGTTCCCAATTATTTGACAGACTATTTTTCTATAAGGCATATAGATATTTACTTTTATTTGGTTTACTTTTATTTGTGTACCAAAGCTATCCAAAACGCAGATCTGACGTAGTTAATTCCATCAATAACCCCTCAACATCTCATGTTTCTGCCATCATTAACCCATCTTTTTGCCAATTAAGCCTGGCTCGCTATTCTTAACATTCCAGAAAATCACTTTTGACACTTACACCCAATACGCAGAATTGTTTCCATCCGAAACCTACCATCATCTAGGGTTATTTCTATCCGAAACTCTTTCCCAAATAGCTCCTATTCGTGAAATGCCCATGATCTTCACATGTGGTATATGATTTCTAGTCAATAGCACAAGAGATGGAATGGGGGTAACTTTGGGGGCAACTGTGAAGGATGTGAACAACAAATATCATTCATATCATAGTGTTATATCGTCAATTCAATTGAGCATACTTCAACCGAATTGAATAAAATATGCGTAACTATATGATTAATTGGTCAAATCACTTGACTATGATCAAGGAATGTAGTATACTCTAGACAGTTAAGAAAGAGAAAAACAAACCACTCACCGCACACAAGGAGAACACCATGATGAGCCTAACTAAAATACACAGAATCCACAGCGCAATCAAGGAAACAGCGGGAAAGCTCGATAAAGAATTAACATACTCCAAAGACCTACAAAAGCCTGAAATGATCAGTTTTTATCGTAACCATCTCGTTTTTTTAAATACTTTATTTGATTAATCGCTTGACTATGATCAAGAGATCATGTATACTCTGATCAATGGAAACCAATGACAATCTAACAGGAGAAAATACCATGGCACCCCTTATTGAAAAATTACTGAACCTTCAAAAATTAGCCTTGGCCACAGGAACAGATGAAAAGACAAAGATCGAGCTAGTCAAGAAAGCAGTCCAGGAAGTCCGCACTGATCTAGCCACACGAGCCAGCCATTTAAGTCCAGCCATTTCCTCATCATTCACAGCCAGCCTGAACATCATAGAAGCCAAATATCTAGGCAGCCGCTAATATCCACAGCCACAGGGGGAGTAGATCCCCCCCCCATCCCCTCTTCTTCCAAGTTAGTCCTACTGTAAATAAACCTGACACTTTAAGCTCCATTCCCACTAGGATTGTGGCCCCCATTGCTCTGATGCAGGGATGGGTCAGGTTGAGGCGTAGTCTCAGGGGCATTAGGCTTGATATCAATGATCGTAGGATCAGGCAAGGGGAGGGGTGTCGGCTTAGTGTCCTCTAAAGCTTGCTGAAAGAGGTTAATCACATAATTCAAATCGTTCACGCCTGTTTCTTGCTCACCATTGACATTCCACCCTGTCCCTTTATTTTTTAAGACAAATTCAATGGCTCGTTGATCCCGATCTGCCACATTTTGCATTAATTTATATTCTGCATATGGGACAATTAATCGTCTTGCTTCAATAGTCGCCTTCTGTAAAAAATCATGTTTCTTGATCCGTTGATAGATAGTGGCGCGCTCAAGTTTCAACATCCGCGCCACCACGGAGATGCGCCCAAACGTATCAAAAAGCGCTTTCTTGATTTGTTGATTGGTTGGTGGCCCTTCCTTTTTAACAGGTGGTTTGTTTTGTTTGGGTCGGCCTGCACCACGTTTTGCCAACTTAGGCAACTTGGGTGGGCTAAGATTAGATTCGTCGACATCCATCATATTTCCTATCGTTTCAATAACATAGAATTAAATTGGCATGGCCCGCTAGGGATAATAACAGACGAATTACGAATAAGGCGATTGTGCCGAAATGGACGATAATTAACAAGGTGATGCACGCGGTCCCATCGCATAACGATTTTTGTCACATCAGGATGTAATTTCACAAGCATTTTGGTTTTTTCAAGTGTCCCTTCTTGGCTATAAAATTCTTGGGAATTGCCACCCCCATGTCGTTGCGTCACACTTTTATCTTGAAGAAACGCATTAAATTGAATCGTACACAATCCTGACTTGAGAATGCGTAAGGATAAATCCGTATCTTCATTATACCGACCTCGCCATCTCCACTCGATATCATTACGGATAAGATTACAGGAATAAATACGAGTATTAAGCACAAAAGGGTGAGGATTTCCTCTCGAGGGAGTAAATCCATGGTACGCTGGTCCCGCCATCACAACATTAATATAACGCAAGCAGAACTCTTCCATGGCATAAAAAGAATTACCGGAATATTCAATGGCTTGAAGATTCTGATTCATACGATAAAAGTTTTGAATATTATCATCCATCACCCAACGCCACAAATATCCATTATTTCGGGCATGGTCCCATGCAAAATTTCGTGCAGGCCCTGGGCCTTTACTCTTTATCGTACCTAAAGTATCACACGTATTGTATGTATCTTGGAAGGCAGGATCTAACAGCAAAAGATATTTGGAATCAATCTCGGCAGCATAGTCAGCATATTGGTGTTGTTCCACAATCACTAAAAAATCAAGACTCATCCGAAGTAAAGCATTAACAGTATACTTTGACTTTGCGCGAGATTTCGAGACAATATATAAGGGAAATCTAGGTTTCATGATACGCGACATCAACAACTTTGACTGTCTTTGCGGGATACCATGTGTCCTTCGTTTGTGTGTGGATAAGGAGATTCAATAATTGGCAAAATTGATCAATAGCCACTTGATTTTCAAAATGAACCACAAGAGAACGAAACGCAGTCTTATCATTATTAGCAAAATCTGGCATTCCTTCCCATTGGTCTT